ATCTATGAGAGCATTGATGACTGCTGGCCCAGCGCTTGATAGAGATAACACAGCAGGTTACAACTGTAGCTACTTACCCGTAGATGACCCTAAGAGCTTCGATGAGGCTATGTACATCCTCTTGTGCGGTACAGGTGTCGGGTTCAGCGTCGAGAGGCAATACGTTAGCAAGCTTCCTGAAGTGCCTGAGTTGTTCTACAGTGATACCACAGTCGTTGTCAAAGATAGTAAGGAAGGTTGGGCTAAAGCTTTCAGACAAGTTCTGGCACTCCTTTGGGCTGGTGAGATCCCTAAGTGGGATGTGTCTCGTGTACGTCCTGCAGGTGCTAGGCTAAAAACGTTTGGTGGTAGAGCTAGTGGCCCAGCGCCTCTAGTAGAACTATTTAACTTCGCTATCACAACTTTCAAGAATGCACAAGGCCGTAAGTTAAGCAGCGTAGAATGTCATGACTTGATGTGTTTCATTGGTCAGATTGTGGTTGTGGGTGGTGTTCGCCGTAGTGCGATGATCTCTCTGTCTAACCTGAGTGATGATCGTATGCGTCACGCTAAGTCAGGCCAGTGGTGGGAAACTGCTAGTTGGAGAGCCTTAGCTAATAACTCTGTATCATACACTGAGAAGCCTGATATGGAAACGTTCATGCGTGAGTGGACAGCTTTGGTTGAGAGTAAGTCTGGTGAGCGTGGTATCTTTAACCGTGAAGCATCTAAGAAGCAAGCGGCTAAGTTTGGGCGGCGTGATGCTACATATGAGTTTGGTACTAACCCATGCAGCGAAATAATTTTGCGTCCGTATCAGTTTTGTAACTTAACAGAGGTGGTTGTACGTGCTACAGATACTGTGGAAGACCTGGCTAGAAAAGTTAAACTTGCTACGATTCTGGGAACCATTCAGTCCTCATACACAAAGTTTCCCTACTTGCGAAAGGTGTGGACAAACAACACAGAAGAAGAGCGCTTGCTTGGTGTGTCACTTACGGGAATAATGGACAACCCTCTTATGACATCAGCAAATGCTGGATTGGAGAAGACCCTTGAGCACCTTAGAAATGTTGCTGTTGCTACTAATTCTGAATGGGCTGACCGCCTTGGTATACCTGTATCTGCTGCAATTACATGCGTCAAACCTTCAGGCACGGTATCACAACTGGTGGATAGCGCCTCTGGCATACATGCTCGCCATAGTCCCTATTATGTCCGTACTGTGCGTGGTGATAATAAAGATCCCTTAACACAGTTCATGAAAGACAGAGGTGTGCCTAACGAGCCATGTGTGATGAAGGGTGATACTACTACCGTGTTTAGCTTCCCTGTTAAGTCACCTAGTAAAGCAGTCACTAGAAACGATATGACAGCCATAGAGCAGCTTAAGACGTGGCTGACGTATCAACGCTCATGGTGTGAACATAAGCCAAGCGTGACTATCTCTGTACGTGATGCTGAGTGGATGGCTGTGGGTGCATTTGTTTATGAACACTTCGATGAAATGTCAGGTGTGTCATTCTTGCCTCACTCAGATCATACATATCAGCAAGCCCCTTATCAGGACTGCACTAAAGAAGAGTATGAAGAGCTTTTAGCTAAGATGCCTAAACATATTGCTTGGTCAGAGCTTACTGATTATGAAAGTGAAGACAATACTGCAGGTAGTCAGACAATGGCTTGCTCTGGCGATAGCTGTGAGATTGTGGATCTGATATGAAACAGTATGTTATAGTAGGCAGAGCCGACTGTATGTACTGCAGCAGAGCAGTAGGGCTTATAAGAGACAAAGGGGGAATGGTAAGTTACTATTCTCTCAATGATTCCAAGTGGGTGCTTGACTTATTTAATAAAGCAAGTATAAAGACAGTACCTCAAATATGGGATATAGAAGGTAATTACATAGGTGGTTACCAAGAACTAGAGAAACAATTAGAAGGAGTTTAATATGTTCACATCCGCAATCCAAGCGATAGTATTAGTTGTGTTTACGGTAAGTTTAGTTGATGAAGTGCTAGTACCAGCAGGGGAGTATGCTATTGAGAAAGGCGCAGAAGCTTACGATGCAGGTAAAGAATTGTATCAAGAGAAAGTAGTTGGTACAGACTAAGACTTTAAGGCTCAGCGTTAAGGCGCTGGGCTTTCCTTTAACGTGGAGTGTAATATGATGGACTGTATATGGTGTGGCGTAGAACTAAATGAAGATAATTGGTATTCGTCTAGTAAAAAGAAAAAGGATTACAAATGTAAGTCCTGTATACGTAAAAAAGAAACCGAAGGTAATAAAAAACAACTATACATAAACGGTAAGTACATATCCCGTAAAGATCCATTATATAACATATTCAAACCAGGCAAATACAAGAACATAAACGATGCTGTTTTTGAGCAGTCAGGTATGAATAGTGGAAAGGAAGGGCATGTTTATGTTATAACAAACAAGGCATGGCCTGACTGGGTTAAGATAGGTATGGCTATTGATGCAGAAGATAGGCTTAGTGGCTACCAGACTAGCAGCCCACATCGTGATTACATACTAGAACATAGTGTGTACTCTAATGAAAGACGTAAGGCAGAGCAACAAGCACACAGCAGAGCAGCTAAACTTGCAATAGAAGTTAACGGAGAGTGGTTCAAACTAACAGTACAACAAGCAATAGAGGTACTAGATAACTTAGATGAATATAGACGTGAAACAATCAAAGAAACAAACACGAACACGTCGAAAGACAAACTACAAGAACAGCCAATCCAAGCAGACTTCTGGGCTTACGCCGAAAACGGATAAACAGAAAGAGTTTCTACACTATCTAAAGGAATACAACCAAGTCTTTGTATTAGGTCCAGCAGGTACAGGTAAGACTTACGTTACAGCTACCTATGCAGCAGACTTGTACACACTCAAAGAGATTGACAAGATCGTTATCACACGCCCACACGTAGCTGTAGGTAAAGACATTGGGTTCCTACCTGGTAGCTTAGAAGAAAAGGTTTATCCTTGGGCGTTGCCTGTGCTTGACGTACTAGAGAAACACTGGGGTAAGGGTACGCTAGAGACAGCTATCAAGAACAACAATGTAGAGATGGCTCCTTTGGCGTTAATGCGGGGGCGTAGCTTTGACAGCGCATTCATTATAGTAGATGAAACACAGAATATTACTACACATGAGCTTAAGATGTTGTTGACTCGTGTAGGTGAAGGTAGTACTATTGTGCTTAATGGTGACATACAGCAGTCAGACTTAAAAGAAGGTGATGGTCTGTCTAAAGTTATTCACTTAGCAAAGAAACACATGATACCTGTACCTGTTGTGGAGTTTGGTGTTGATGACATTGTACGTAGTGACATCTGTGCACAATGGGTAAAGGTCTTTATGAAGGAAGGCATATGAGTCTAGAGAAAGAAGCACAATCATTTATCTCTGGGAGACATAAAAAGTTTAGAGAAGGGTTACAAGAAAACGCTAGGAATCTACAGCAATACATAGTAGATAACGTGCACAATACAGAAGAGAAACATCAAGCATTAAAGAACTTAGTAGAGGTGCAGATGTGGGCAGAGCGAAGTGCAACAATGCATGGGTTAAAAAAGTAAAGGGGCCGCTTGGCCCCTCTTCTCATTCTGTAGCACTCTTTAGGTACTTCTTGTAGGACTTACCCCACTCAATGAAAGTACGATACAGGATAGTGCGCTTCACACCTTTATCGTCTTCACTTATATCAGGATCATCATCCACCATCTGTATAGCATCCTCAAAGCTAACACCTTGTGTGTAGCCTACAGCAGCGTGACGTTGTGCCCATGCTTCCTCTGCACGTTCTGTTTCTTTAGGGCCAAGCGCTTGGTACTCACTTTGTGTGTATGCTTGATAGTCACCCTTAAAGCGCGGATCATTAGCAAAGCTTTCTAAGTCATCACGAGCCTCACCACGAGCCGTAGTGATCTGTGCATTTAGGAAGCCTTGTAACTTGTTACGCTTGTCCGTTGCGCTGGGAGAGTTAACATACGTATCTGTCTGCATATACTCTTCTGCTGCACGAGCTAGGTTACCCTGTAGCTTTTGCTGTGTGAACAACTCTAGCGTAGCATTCTTCTCACGATAAGGAGAGTACAACTTAAACGGGTCCATCTGTAGACGTGTCATCTCTTTCTGTAGAGTATTCTTAGGGGGGCGTCCAATGAAACCAGTAAGCTGTTTCTCAATAGGGTTATACAAACGTACAGGGCCATCACCAAAGATGTCAAACTTGATAGCGTCATACCCTTCGTCTACAATGCCTTGCTCACGTGCATATTCAATCTGATATTGCATACGAGTAGCTGACTCAAAGAAGTTTACTAGTGGTAGATCAACATCAGGGAAGTCAGGTAGCTGACGTGTCACACGCTGATAGAGATTCATAGGAACGTTAATACCATACAAGTCTAACATGCTTAGTGTAGGGTCACGTGTTTCAGCAATATAAGAGCTACGTGGATCAAACTGACCATAGAAGTCTTTCAGTGCAGCAGCAGGGTATGTGAATGCCGACAACTGATCACCTAATGCTTTAAAGATAGGCTCCATTGTACCTGCATCAATAGCACGTTTTACATCATCATACAGCCCTACACCAGGACGGAACTCTGTACCAGTGAATATCTTAGCCATGTCATCCATGACTTCACCGTCTTTCTTGACTGGTAAGCCTTCCATTTTACGTGCTGCATAATCTGATACATAAGCAAAAGCAGCAGCAGGGCCAAGAGCAGCTTCAGCATTACGTATCTGTCCTGTCATAGGATCACGTGCTTCATACCACTCCATGTCATCGTGTACTTTATTACTGTACACACCGTAGTACGCACCAAAAGAAAGCCCTGCACCTGTCATAGCTTTACCCATGTCCTCTGCACGAAAGCCATGACGTATAGCTGTGATGCCAGAGTAGTCACTAAAGAACTTAGCTTGTGATGCCAAGTAGCGTGGAAAGGGTACAGCAATAGTTAGAAAGTTATTATGTGCAAAGTTGATAAGCTCTTCAGTCTTTTTACTTATAGCACTAGCATCTTTACCACCAAACTTACGCTGGACTGTAAA